CTATACGACCGAAGCCCCTGCGTTCTTCGCAAGGGCTTCGTATTTTTTCTCAAGTTCTTTAATTCTCGCCTCTAAATCAGGCTTATCAGGCTCTTTTTTATGATTTAAAAACATATCTCCCTCCCCTTTGGTAAGCCATGTAGGGCTTAGGGTAGGGAACGCTGTTAGGATATTTTCTAACACATCCACACTAAATGAGGTCTTTCCTGCCACTATTTTACCTACAAAACCATTAGAAACCCCTATCCTTTTTTCTATATCCTGCTTGGTTAAGCCTATTATTTCTACAAAATGTATAAATCTTTCTTGAATTTGTCCCATAATCAGAAATATTTTTGATTTAATTAGAAAATAATCTAATAAATACTTGATTGTTAGAATATATGCTAATATACTTGCACTACAATTAACAACTGTAAATGTAGTATGGAAAAAGGAGAAATCAAAGCCCTCACGGTACAATTTTATGAGGCGATACACTGCGAGGACGGCTTCGGGGTGGATTTTGACGAGGCGTGGGACTGGGTAGGGTATTCTACGAAAGGGAACGCAAAGCGGATTTTAGAGCAAAATTTTACGCAAGATGCTGATTACCAAATTTTTATCATAAATGATAAAAACCCTCAAGGTGGTCGCCCTTCGGAGCAAATTCGCCTTTCGTCCGACTGTTTCAAGTCTTTTTGTATGCTGGCGCAGACTGCGCGGGGCAAGGAGGTGAGGCGGTATTTTATCGAGTGTGAGAAGGTGTTCAGGAAGCTGATACCGCAGACTACGAAGCTGGCGCAGCTGGAGAATCGGCAGACGCTGATAGAGGCGGCGGTGGTGAACCACAACCCCGACTTCTGCTCGCTATCGGGCTACTACAGGCTGCGGGGGCAACGGTGGAACTTGGACTCGGAGGCGGCGAAGGCGATGGGGCGGCGGGTACGGAAGGCGAGCGAGGGGCTGGGCTATGAGGTGCTGAAGACGCACGACGCGAAGTATGGGCAGGTGAATACGTACCATGTGAATGTGCTGCAGGCGGTGCTGGGGTTTTAATTAATTACGAATTACTAATGACGAATGACTAAGACGATGATGGTGATACAGCTGGATGGGTTCCTACGGGAGGGCGAGGTGAGTGAGCTGGCGGAGGTGCATGGGGTGAGTAGGCTGACGGTGTATAATGCGCTGCGGTACCGCTACCACAGCGCGAAGTGTAAGGCTATCCGAGCGGAGGCTATAGCGCGGATAATGGACAGGATGCGGGCTTGGGAGCGGGTGCTGCCTGTGATCGCGGAGCGGGATGGAAGCCGCGAAAGCCCCACCCCTAACCCCTCCCCAAGGGAGAGGGGAGTAGTAAACCCTCCAAGAGTTCAAAACTCTTGGAGGGTTTTTTATTGGAGGGCTTTATCCATTTCGCGCCGGATGATTCGGGAGAGTCGGCGGCGGAGGGCGCGGGTGAGTCCGTACCATCGGCGGCGGGGTAGGTTTTTGCCTCCCTCCTGATGGTATTTACCATAGTCCTCAAAACTGAGGGTAATGGTGCGCGGGGCTGTCCGGCGAGCTTGGATGGAGTTGAGCAATACACCTGTATCCACCAGTATCGCTTCCGTAGTGCGCCTGCTTTGCCTTCGCCTCAGTCGCTGATATACGGCGGAGTTGGGGTCGCGGCGTTGGACTTGCGCCCAAGGCTCGCCGTCATAGCCCTGCTTGATGAAGTTTTCTTTGGTTTCCTGCTCAATCTCTACGGCGGCTATAGCCACGATGCGGTCTAAGGCTTGGCGGATGCGGGTTTTGTATTGTTGGAAATTTGCCATATAAAAGAGTGAAGGGAGTGAAGGGAGTGAAGGGGTGAAAAGAGTGAAAAAAGTGAAGGGGTGAAAAGAGTGATTTTTTACTCTCTCACTCTTTTTACTGTCTTCACTATATTATTTTACCCAAGTAAGGGTTTGCTTCCGGGTCGAACTCTGTGAGAGCCTTGTCAAAGTATATGGCTACCATAAATCCGTGTGCGGAGGTTTGCGGCTGTGCAAAAGCCCCCCCAAACCCTCTCTGTCTGTTGGGCAGGTCAAAAGCGGCATTATTATACCGAAATAAGTAGGTGTTTTTGAGATAGCTCGCAAACTCCTTGTCAAAGGAGGCGCAATATTGTGCAAAGGGAATAAATCCGTTCATGCAGGTGTATTGCTTGTAGGTTGATGCAGTAGGCTGATAAAAATCCAACCTGTAGTTATTTTGTGCTTTGGCGGTGGTATCTGTACCATACCATTCAAGCTCATGCCGCTGTAGCTTGCAAAAGGTGTGAATAGCCAGCCTTAGACTTTTTTCGGTTGCGCCGTCTGTACTGTTGTAAACACCTTCCTTGGTACTATAGTCCCAAATACTTCTTAACTGATGCCTTTTTTGTAAATCTCCCAAACGACACAACATTACCAAAGCACTGCAAGCGTAGGTAGTGCCTGATTCGTGTTCATAATCAGGGTTTCCGACATCGCTCCACCTATAGTAATCTGATAATGAGCCGTCCGGATATATAGAAAACTTTACAAACTCTTTGCTTACTAAATCGGCTGAGGTGTAAAACTGCTGAATTGCCGCGTCTATTTGTGGCTGTGTACTAAAGATAACGGTTGTATTGTTTCGGTTGATGTTAGCGGGTGTCAAGCTGTTATTACTCCAAAACTTTAGGTAGAAGTAAATCGCGCTGAAAGTGTAAATCATTGCCCAGCGTCTGTTGTTGCCTATTGCATACGCCCAGTACCTCACCTTGTTTCCGGCTGTTGCATCGTATAAACAGTGTGTATTGCCCTGCACACTTGCCATGTCTTGATTGTTGCCAAAGTTGCTGATTGTGTAATTGCCCACAGGACGACCTTCAAAGAGTCTATTTAGGTCGTAATCAATTAGCCGCCGTTGAAAGTAGTCTGCTATCCAGAATAGCCATCTATCCATCTCTACCTTTTCTGTCGCGCTGAAAAGTTCTTTGGTGAAGATATAAGCCAGCAGGTACTTGTGGCAAAGTACGGCAATGTTGAATACGCCTCCTTGGGATAGCTCACCCTCCGACCAGCGCACTTCATTGCTAAAGTCTGTAGTCCAGAGTCGGCTTTGGTAGAGTAACTCTTGTTTGACCAAATCGCCATAGGTGCGCCCCCGATACAAAAAATACCAATAAGCGGCATCCGCGATTTGGTAAGTTTCTACGTTTGGTTCTTCTACCACTCCGTAGGGGATTTCTGTAGTAAGGGTTGGGTTTGGGTTAAACCGCTGGGCGGCGTAATTACTTAAAAATGAATTAGCTCTGCTCTCAATCACTGCCCTTTCTCCCCTGCTATTGGTAACAAAGTCCCCATCTGTAACAAAAGTAGTACGCGACCGCAAAAACTTGAGTTCGCGGTCGGTGTAGTACATATTGATTTTGCGAAATCTATGCTTTCTCATTTTTAGGCTAATTTTGGTCTTACACGCACATTACTAAACTCTATCCAGTCCCCACTTGCGCCGCTTGAGTAAGAGAATCTTAAATCGCCATTGGCGGCAAGTGTAGCCTCAAAACTATAAGGTAAAGCATCTCCAATGTTGGCGGGTACGTTGTTTTGGTTCGGTGTAAAGTTTCCGCCTGAGCCGCGAATAAACATTGTGCGGTTGCACCTGTAATCGAACTCAACCAAATAAGTAACTCCAGCCTGTAGTTTGTTGCTGCCTCCGGCATCCCTTACACTAATCGCCATGAGTCCTGTGCCACTTACAAACCCAAATCTTTGCGCGGTGTAAGTATGTCCGTTTCCAGAAACTATGCTGGTTGCAATCACACAGACACTTGGGTTATCATACTCAAAGCCGGCATTACCAGCCAATCCGTCAGGGTCGCCTACTTGTCCGGCATCAGGTAGATTTCCGGCAGATGCGGGGTAAACATTATTACCGTAGTTGCTTATGTAATAATAGGGTGTGTCCGCTTGCGTACCTGTAAGACTTCCGGTCAATGCCTTTGGTGTGATTTTGCATCTTAGGTATTTACCTGAATCTGCCGAAACAGCCGTATAATTTATCGAAGTAGCTCCGGCGATATCTGCCTCATTTAAACCGCTCCCGTTGTCGGCTCGCCTCCATTGATAGAGGTGTGTATCAGGCTCATCTCCTTCATCATCGTAGTAATCAAACACAGCCGTAAGCACCTGTCCTACTTGAAGCAACCCTGTGATGGCTGGCGCGATGGCTTCGGGTGCTGTGTTTGTTGTTCCGCCTCCGCCAGAGCCACTGCCGGAGGCATCAGGAAAAAAATCCGTCAGCAGTGCGTCCATAAATTCGGCGCGCGTAGTGGCTGAAATGGGGGGTACGCAGTTAGCCAAGTCCACGCCCTGCCAGTTTAGGCTATAGCCCTGTGATACGCTGGCGGTAGGTTGGTCGGTGATGATGACCAGCTTTGCGCTCTTGGGGTGTGGGAATACGTTGGAGGAGCTTGATAGCCCCGCCTTTGCCTCGTTGGTGGATGCGTCTCTCACGACTACCTTTCCGCTTGCTTTTTCGAGAATGTCCATTTTTTAATTACGAATTAAGAATTAAGAATTACTTCTTATTGTTAATAAAATTACCAAAATATTTGTAAAGATAGAAAATATTGCTAATTTTGTTACCAATAGAATCGCGTGGATGTATTTGGTTACCCCGCTTGTTTTGCTTAGTTTGTATTTACTGTTTGAATGAGGGAAACCCTGCTTTTGATGAAGGCGGGGTTTTTTGTGCCTCACCCCTGACCCTAAGCCCCCTTTGATTCCCCCGAAGGGGGAAGAAACAAGGGAGAGGGGAGAAGCCCTTCAAGAGTTCAAAACTCTTGGAGGGTTTTGTTGGTAAATATTTGAGCCATTTAGACGGATTCTATTAAACGCAAAAAGCCGAATGTGGTTACATTCGGCTTTTGCTTTATCGTTTAAATTTCGGCGATTTAAAAGGTTTTTAAACGGGTGTGTTTCGTGAGGACACAGACAACGGCGAAGCCTCACCCCTGCCCCTCTCCTAAGGGGAGGGGTTCTTCGGGTTCTTCCTTGGGCGGGGTGTGGTACTGCCTGCCTTCAAACGCCATTCTTTCGGCTAATTCTTGGGCGGCTTGCTCTCGTTTTGCTATTTGCTCCGGCGTGAGTGTGGCATAGGTTTCTTGTAGTTGTCTTTCGCCTTCTGCTAAGATTTCTTGGATTGTCATATTATAGCTCTGTTAAGTGAACGGTAAAGGTGTTGCTGTTTTGTACGAAGTAGGTGATTTGAAATTTTGTATTAGGCGCGAAAAGTACCTCGCGCTGATTTTCATTGGGGTTAAATATAGTTCCTTTATTTGAAAATTGCTCAATAACCCTGCCTGATTTGCTTTCTATTTTGAAATAAACTTTGTACTTAAGTGCCTCCATTTTCTTGTCAATCTCTCGCAAAGATTCTGCGCTATAAGTAGAAGACAGGAAGGCTTTGTCTGTAAATACGGTATTTCCGGCTTGGTAATCCGCCAAAGCCTGTAGGATATGCGTAGGGATTAGGTCGGAGTGGTCTATGCGATAGACTTCGCCGATGTAGGGTTGGATTTTGACTAATGCCGCTGTGATGACTTGGGTAAGCACAGTGGTAAACTCTCGCTGTTTTTTGGTGCGAAGCTGGCGGTTGATTTTAAGGTACTGCGGTGTGGTATAGAAGTGAATCGCGGTGATTTCTTCGGTAGTCAGTGCAGGGTAGCTTGCGGGTAGTGTGGAGTTTTCTATTTTTTGCTTTGCCGTAGCAAAGGCTTTGTTTTCGTTCAATAATCGGTAATTGCCATAGTTTTCAAGTTCTTTTTTGTTTTGTGGGGATATGTTTTGAAAATAGGGGTGCGTTCTGCTGTCAAATAGTTTGCGCTCTTTGCCTACATTGAAGGCAAAGCCTGTGGCTGGGGCCGGCAGGTTGTTTAGTTCGCTTTCGGGCGTGATTTCTTCACCTTCTTCTACTTGATTGACAAAGCAACGGCAGAGCCAACCATTAGGCGGGTATTGCGTGTTCCAAAATTCGTGTTCTATGGGTAGGGTGATTCCTTCTAAAGCCCGATGGCTATCTCTTACGTTGGCATCCCCTACGGTTCTGTACCTGAGTAGTGGGAACAAATCGCGCTGTGCTTCTATGGCTACCCACTTGCGGGCGGCTTGGGCGGAGAGTAGGGCTTGGGTGTATTCTGTCTTAAGCCAAGTTACATTCCAATCGGCGTGAATCTGCAAAGCATCCTGCCGAAACTGCGCCCAAGGCTTTAAATCGCCTTTATCATCTAATAAAGCGGCGTTTAAAGCCTGTATTATTTGTGTGTCTTTGTGGGCGGCGAAAACTCGCGCACTGTTTTGCAGTGCTATCAGCATTTCAGCATCTTGAGAACCGGATGTAAAATTAAGCAATGTGCCTCCATACCCTTCGTGCAGGGCTTGCATAAACTCTGCTATATATATATCGTATAGCTCCGGACTAAGTTCGCCGGAGTTTAGTTTGCCTTGGAATACACTCAGGGCAACGGACTCTATGAGGGTGAGTAAGTCGTCCTCGGCTGATTTTAGCCTCACCCCCTGCCCCTCTCCAAAGGAGAGGGGGGAGCTACGCGGGATTAGGCTTTTTTTTTTCAGGGCTTTATTGCCCTCTTCCTCAGCCCCACCCCTACCCTCCCCAGAGGGGAGGGGGTTTTCGGGGTTGGTTTCGGGCTTCGGGGCGTGTTGTTTATTCCGGAAATGCTCAAACATAAAGTCGAAGCCGGATAAGGGGTAACCCTTGTCTATGAGGAAGGGGATTAGCTTGTAGTTAATCTCGAACTCAAGGAAGCGCATAGAGGCGGTGATGTAGGTTTCTAAGATGCGCTCGTGTACTTCTGCCGCGCCTACGTGCGCTTTTTCGTCTGTAGTTCCGGTTTGTCCGGCTATTACCTTAGATAGCTCGGAGTTTTGGATATTCACCATCTCAAGGTAAATCTTGTAAGCGTCCTGCTGGGTGGACTCTGCCAGCTCTACAATGTCCGTATCATCTAATATAGCATAGGCGTTAGAGCCAAGGTTTCTTAGAAAGTCCTCTTTTGTGTCGATCTCTTTTTTGTCACGGCTGGCGGTCTTTAGGAATGTGATAGGCATACCAAAACGCTCGGAGCGAATAGACCAGTCTGTCATGGCGTTTTCCTTGCGGATAACGGGCTTGGCGGCGATGCTCAGTGCGCCGAGGTTGTCGGGTGTGCCGGACTCTATGAACCAAGTGTTCCAAGGCTCTTCGCGGAAGGGGATTCCGGTGGTGTCTTGGGGGTAGGCTACAATTAAGCCTAATTCGGGCTTGACGTGCATTCGGTCAAAGAGTTTGACTGAGCCGAATTCTACAGGCATCAGTTTGCTACGGCTGGGGACGAACCGCCCAAACTCAATGAGGCTATGCCCCCAAAAAGCCTGCTCCAAAGCGAGGCGGCAGAAGTCGAAGAACCAAGGTCGTTTGAGGAGTTTGGTTCTTTCCTTATCAATGTTTTCACTATCATCTGCGGAAACAATCACAAATGCCTCCTCCAACACCTTCTTAATATGCGTATCAATTTGGCTGAATAGGTGTGCATCTCGGAGGGACTCCTTATATAATAGATATAATAACTCTCGGGTGGGGTTGTAGGCATCTTCGGCGGCTCGGATGGCGCGTTGCCAGCTATCCATCTGGAGTTTGATTCGGTAACTCCGGCTGATTCTATTCGAGAGTCTATCGCTCAGCCGCTCTTTGGGTTTGGGTGGGGTCTTGATGTCCAATTGTTTCTGAAGTAAGAAACTCAGCCCTAAATTATGGACAAGAAATCTTTGTAAGCTATTCATATTCAGCCCCACCCCGACCCTCCCCAAAGGGGAGGGAGGAACGCGCAAGGGGAGTGCGGTTTTTAGTTTATTGCTAAGATGTTTCGTGTTTGCGCTGTTTGGTGTTGCTTCCGCCCCTGAACTTGGTAGCTGTGCCGGACTCAGTGGTGATGCGGGGTAGGTCTAAGCCTATTTTGCCATCCGCTACTTTTTCTAAGAATGTGAGTGTTTCATCGTAATTTTTGGTGATTCGGGGTAGCTCCCTGCTGTTGGGTATGCGCTGGTAGATGCTATATAATATAATGTGTACGCAGTGGCGTACAAGCATTTTGTCGCGCTCGCCCCCTTCTTTATTGAAAATATCCGCTACATTGTACCTATCAAATAGGTAGTTTCGGACGGTGGTAATGGCTGTAAGTTCCTCATTTTCAAGTATAATGTCGTTTTGCTCAATGATTAGATTGAGGTTTTGCTCTTTGATGAGGGATAGGTAGTCGGATTTTTGGATAAAGCCCATTGTTTCATTGTTTCATTGTTTCATTGTTGTTTCTGCGGTCTGTGGTCTATAGTCTGTGGTCTATAGTCTAATCTGGATTGCGGTCGGATGTGCGGTTGTATTTTCCTGTTCTTAGTTTGTTTTTGCCGCCGGAGCGGGTGTATCGTTGTAAATAATATAATCCGCCTTCGAAAGCGTCCGGCGCGTCATCGGCGGTGCTACTGCCTTTTTCGATGGCTAAGAATTGCTCAATAGCCACTTTCATATCCGGCTTGTCTTTTTCGGCTTCATTGAAAAAGACAAAGCCTCGCTCAAACAGTGGACTCATTGCCTCAATCCGGCTAAACTTGTCCGGCTTATCGCGCTTATCGCCTCGGATGGGTAGCTGATAGCCCCGCACATCGCCTTCCTCCACGTACTCATCCAAGAGTAAATCTTGGAGGAAATTAGCCTCCATATAGTAGGGTATTACTGTGTTTTGAGGCTTGGACTCCTCCAAGTCGTAAGCGAACTGCACCATAGCTCGCACGGAGGTTTGGCGGCAGAACGCTTTAATCCCGTGTATTTCGCGCCCTATCTTGCCTAATAGCCAAGTAGCCTTGTAGTCGTTTTTGGTTGTGCCTTTGAAGCTGGGGTCGGTGTAGCAAATGAGGTACTCGTATTTATCCAAGGCGGGCATTTTCTTATACAGTATGTATTCATCTTTGAATACTGTGCCTTCCACAATTGGATTGTTGAAAAACTCCTTCTGTGAACGCCGATAGCCCATAAAATCAATAGCAGACTGGATTTCGGCTAAGGTGTATTTTGCGCCCCAGCTTGGGTTGCCGTTTTTGTCCAGGGCATTTACGCGGGTGTGAAACACGCCGGGGCGCGTAGCGATGTTGGCGAGTACGGCGTTTTTATGTATCTTATTGCCGACCATAATAAACCGACCTGAACCCATATCCAAAGCCCCAAAGAGAGCCTCCAACACCCAGTCCACCATTTCGCGCACACGGCGTTCATTGCGGCACAGTTCCTCATCGTCTAAGTCGTCTATGACGATATAATCGGGGCGGTTCTCCTGCTTTCGCAGTCCTCGCGGACTTTGCCCCCTGCCTCGTGCGAAAAAAGCACATCCGTCACGGGTTACAAACTCGCCCTCTTGCCAGTCTCCTACGCTTACTTGCTCGCCAAAGTCGTGCAGGTAAAGTTGGTTTGCTTCCAACTCCGCCTGTAAGTCAGAAAGCAAGGTTACGGCTGAGTTTTCGGACTTGCCCACCAATACCATCGTTTTGATGTCCTTGTTGATTTTGAGCCACAAGGGGACTAAGATAGTCATGTGTGTGGACTTGGCGTGTCCACGCGCCCACTCAAAGACTGCCCGCAGGTCTTTGTTTTTGCGGATTTTGTTGGCGGCTGTGCTATGGAAGGGGGCGCAAGCTACTTTGGCATAATGTGGAAAGTAGGTTTCCACAAAATAGGCATAATCCTTCTTAGCCCTGTCTATCCGGCGGGTTTGCTCCTCGCTGGTTTCTTCAGGGTTAAAGTGGCTTTGCCGGAGGATGTTATTGAGTTTCTCTCGGTATGCCTCTAATTGTGCCTTGGTTATGTTCATATAAAAGCCCCAGCCCCAAGCCCCCTTTGATTCCCCCGAAGGGGGAAGAAGCAAAAGAGAGGGGAGGTTTTTTTAACGTTCTTCTCCTTTTAAAATCTTTTGAATGAATATAGGGTGTAAATCGCCTACTTGCTTGGCGAGGGCTTCATTTTGCTTTTTGAGCCAGCCGATAAACTCTAAACCTACATCTATATAATGTCGGCTGGTGAGGTGTGTTTGATGCTGTTTTAGGTAGTTATTCAGCATCGTTATTTCCTTGGCGTAACCTTTTGGCTTCTCGCGGATAAGGCGATTGATGTCTTTTTGGATTTCCCAGATGTTCTCACCGATTGTATTGAGCCGGACGGAGCGCATTTCTTCCCACCCTCCCTCCAACTTCCATTTCGTCAGGGTAGTATCGGTACACCCAATCAGGCGAGCTATCTCACCTTGGGTCATATCTGTAGTAAGGTAATAATGCTGGGCAATTGCCCTCCGGTTGGCATTGGTCAGCCTACCGAAAGCTTCCTTCTCTGTTTTCTCCATCCCTATCTCTCCCTTTCCTTTCTTTGAGGTATTTATGTACAATGGTGCGAATGAGTGCGCCAATATGCACGAAACCCTCGTCCTTGGCTATCTCTTTGAGTTCGTCGTGAACCTCTTTGAAAAAGCCCGTCTTCACATATTCCATTTCATCGAGTTTTTTGCTCATACAAAATTAGGGGTTAATTGACGCTAAAATTATCGATTTTTCAGATTCTTATCCAATAAAGTGCCGCGAAGTCCAAGTATTACCCTTTTGAGTGCCGTTAATTTGATTTGAATTAGATTGGTTATTTGCATTAACGTAATTTTGATAAAATATTTACCAAGTGTGGTTCGTGAGGGTGGTTCGTGAGGACACCGTAGCCGTCGGGTTGAGTGTTTGCGCCTTTGTGTTTAAACCCTTGCAAGGGTTTAAAACCCTTGCAAGGGTTCGCTGAAAATTGTTGAAAATATGAAACGAATAGTATTGACGGACGAGAGTTTGGACGCGGACAGTGAGCGGGTGTTGATGCGCGGGGCGCGGTTGGCGAGGTTTCTCAAAAATCCGGTGATGCTCTATCAGCACAATAACTGGGGTAAGAATATTGGTCGCTGGAAGGATGTGCGGGTGGAGGGGGATAGAATCACTGCTGAGCCGGACTTTGATATGGAGGATGAATTTGCGGCTGATATAGCCCGCAAGTATGAGCAGGGCTATATCAAAGCGGCAAGTATAGGTTTTAAGGTAATATCCAGAAGTGATGACCCCGCCGTGATGCTCCCAGGACAGTGGTATTCTACTTTTACAGAGTGGGAGCTATTGGAGGCTTCTATAGTGAATGTACCTTCTAATGGAAATGCAGTGCAGGTGGAGGGTAAGAGCCTCACCCCAACCCTCTCCAAAGGAGAGGGAGAAGATGGATTGCAGGTGGATTACAAGCGCAAAATGTGCAAGGTTGGTGTGTGTGAGTGTGAAAGCCCTACCCCTGCTCTCACCGAGGAGGAAACTACGGCGGTGTCGTCTATGGGGATACAGACAACGGCGGCAGAAGTAAAAAGGAAACAATTTTTTCAAAATAAAAATGAAGCTGAGATGACGGAGTTAAAAATGTATTTGGGCTTGCCCGGCACGGCTACAGAAGCGGATGTGCTGGAGGCTGTGAAAGCCCTTCAAAAGCAAGCCGCTGAAGCCATAGTATTGCTGGGCGAAAAAATGGGGGCTGTCAATGAGGGCAACAAAGCCAACCTGCAAGCACTGGCGGAAAAGGATTTGAAAGCTACTGCGGGCGTGATTGGGGATTTGGTTGTGGTAAATAAGACCGCGGACAACGGACAGCAGACCGCGGACAACGGACAAAAGACCGTAAATGGCGACGAATTGCGCTTGAGTGATGTTTTGGCTGAATTTGTCAAAGGTGTGAAAGGCGGGGCGGGCAAAGCGGATGAGCTACCGGATTTCGATAAACTCTCTAAGGAGAACCCCAAGGAGTTAGGGCGCATCAAGCGCGAAGAGCCTGAAAAATATGTAAAGATGTTTGAAAAGCACTACGGGAAAAAGCCGACTGAGGTGAAGGCGTAAAAGCCCCACCCCTACCCTCCCCGAGGGGGAGGGGGAAAGGCAGAAGATTTGAAAATTTTAACAACGCTCCCGTCGGGGTTGGGGGCTGATAAACCGATTTTAAACAATGGGATTGGAAAAAGAAATATGGGCGAGGGATTTGGCGGAGAATATCTATCCCAATAATGAAGCCTATAAGCTGTCTATAGATGATAGCGATAAAGTGGACGGTAAGATAGTACACTTGCAAGAAAGTGGAAGTGAGCCTGAGGTGGTGGAAAATCCTACTACATTCCCTATGGAAATCACAGAGCGGGATGATGTACCTACAGAGTACACTATCAATACCTTTGCTACAAAGCCTGTGCTACTGCCGGACGATGAAACGATAGAGCTGAGTTATCCTAAACGCATCAGCTTGCTTGCCGACCATATCGGAAAGCTTACCACGCAAATCGCGGATTATATGTATTGGGTGTGGGGTGCTACGGCGGCTTCGCTTGAAAACGTAGTAGAAACCAGCGGCTCAGACCGCGATCCTTTCAAAGCCGGACAGACCGGAACGCGCAAAGCCATAGGGCGTGGAGATATTGAGGAATTGTCGCGTTTGATGGATATGATGGATATTCCTGACGACGGGCGGCGAGTGCTTTTGGTGGATTCCAATATGTTCAAGGACTTGACAGCCATAAACGAGTATGTGGGAATGGACTTCATCGGCAAGGCGGGTATTGACTTGAGTACAGGACAAGCAGGCTACATCATGAACTTTAAAATCTATAAGCGCAGTCGTGTGCTGACGTACGACAATTCGCTGGTGAAGAAGGCTCGCTATAGTACTATGGGCGCGAATGATAGATTGGCTTGCTTGGCTTGGCATCCTGCTTTTGTGCGCCGTGCTGAAGGCAATACGACCAACGGAGGTATTAAGATTTTTGCGAAGGAGGACGAGCCGGAATATTTGGGTAGTATCTTCAACGCAAAAGTGAGGGCTGGCGGCAAAACACGCTACATCAACGAGCGGGGTGTAGTGAGCTTGGTAGAGGCTTTGGGGGCGTAAAAGCCTCACCCCTGCCCCTCTCCTAAGGAGAGGGGTTCTATACGGTTTTATTTTTCAATGTTTAATGTGTTTTTAAATAAATGATTAGATACCCTTTTGGGGCGGCTGATGTGCAGACTCCTGTACACGCCGCCACACAAAATGTAACGATTACGGATGGGTTTACGGTTCTTGCTCCGGCGATTGCTACGGCAAACGTAACCTTGAACATAACCGCAGATGATGAATTGGAGGCGGGGGCTTTGCTGTTGGTGAAGTTTAAAACAACAGCAACCGAAACGCTCACCTTTGGGGCCGGGATTGATTCGGCTGTGATTACCGGCGTAGCCGGCAAGACACAGTGCCAGCTATTTGTGTATGACGGCACTACTTTCGTAGCGGCTGGCGCAAAACAGCAGATAGACTAAAAGTGAAGGGAGTGAAAAGAGTGAGGAAGTGAAGGGAGTGAAGGGAGTGATTTTCACTCTCTCACTTATTCACTATTTCACTCTCTCCTGCATCACTCCTTTAAATAAATGGTTTTACTTTTTAAAATTCTGTAAGATATGGCAACGACAATGCCCGCGCAAAATCTGAGGATAGCGCAAGGGGAAGATGCTACTATAGTTATTCCGGTGGTGAATGCGGCTGGTGCGGCTGTGCCTGTGGATACGGCAGACCAGATTATAGTTACGCTGTTGGTGAATAATACGGTAGGTAAGAAGTTTACGAAAACTTCGCCGCCTACAGGTTATGGTACGCTGACTGTAGGTACTGGCGGCGATACGCATAAAATCACGCTTCCGCTGGTGCGGGCTGACTCTGACGGGTTTGGTACAGGGATACTTAAGGCAGAGGTGCTGGTGCGAAGCTCTACGGATGTGCATACGGTGTATTATACTACGCTGGGTGCAGTGGCAGAGGCGGCAACGAAGGAGGAGGCAACGAGTTAGGAGGAGTGAAGGGAGTGAAGGGAGTGAAATAGTGAAATAGTGAATGAGTGAGAGAGTGAAAATCACTCCCCTCACTCCCTTCACTTCCTCACCAAATAAATTTAGTATGGTACATCATAAGGCGGATTACAGTCCTTTATTGGGGTTTATAGGCGGTGTTTGGGCTTGGCTTACACACGCGATTACGGTGGACGGGCTGGTGCAGGCTGTAGTATATGCGGCAATGGCTACAGCAACAGGTTGGGCTATGGGCTGGCTCAAGGAAAAATTGTTTCCTTATCGCTCCTACCTTGAAAGGGGGCGGGCGGAAGCTCCAAAGCCCCACCCCATCCTTCCCGAAAAGGAAGTGAGTGATAGCAGTGAGGAAGGGGGCGAATAGATTATTTAATGGACTTTTAAACATCAATTAAAATGAAAAATTGGAAAACGACTTTATCGGGGCTGACAGTGCTGTTTTTGTTGGGGCTGTCTTTTTATCAGGTTGTACCGCAGGAGACTTTGAACGGGTTGATTGTGGGGGCTGTGTCGCTGGGTTTGATTAGTGCGGCAGATGCCGGAAAAATGCGTGGGCGTGGATTTATGGCGATGCTTTTAGGCTTGCCTTTGGTGTTGGGTTCTTGTAATCGGGCTACTTTGGATAGCGTGATTGCTAACCTTGAAAGAGAAGTGCCTTTACAAAAAGTGGATTATAGGATTCAGCGTCCGCAAACCGATACTGTGATTGTGTTTGATTCGCCTTATCGCTTGTTTGTGAATAAGGCGGTTTTTAATGATACCATCGTGGGGCTTGAGCAAAAGTTTAACTGGCAGGGGCTGGGGGATTTGATTTGGAAGAAGCTCCAAGAGCATAAGGCGAAGCGGAAAGCCCCAGCCCTAACCCCTCCCCAAAGGAGAGTGGAAGGAAGGAAAGATTCACTTAAAACGGGTTATCAGATGAAGGAATTGTATAAAAGCCTTGAGGGGCGACTTACGGAAAGGATACCTGAACTGGCGCAGATAGGTAGGTATAACAAACAGTATGAGCAGGAGGCGGATAATTTTGCTGTCGTTACTCCGGCGGTGTTTGTGGAGTTTTTGAACTTTGCGCGAGGCTCGGATGCGTTTACAAGGGGGCGGCGGGGGGTGATGACTTTGCGTATGCACGCGGTGTCCTCTATGTACGCAGATAGCCAGAGGGACTCTACCACACAGGAGGCGGGGCTGGCTGACTTGGATTTAGAACAGGCAGTGTATAAGGCTATAGAGCAATACAAGCCGCCCAAAGGAAGTGCCTTGGAGTGGACAAATACCGAAATAGACCACTCGCACGACTCTATCGTTGTGCATAAGCTTGATTTTGAGCTGGAGTATTTTAGTTGTTAAAAGCCCCACCCCGACCCTCCCCAAGAGGGAGGGGGAGGCTTACGTAATAATTTAATCAACTAATAAAGTATGAAAAATGTACGGGCAGGTTGTGGGAATGGAAATAATAGCGGGTGTGCTTTGCCTCGCGCTCATGGGGCTGGCTTGCGCCTGCTTCTCGTTGTTTTTGCGCTTTTGCTTGCAAGAGGGCAATTTGCTGGGCTGGTATTATACCTTTTTGTTAGCTTCAGCAAAAAGGTATCCGAGCCTTAAATATTGGCTTAAACCCTTGGGTCTTTGCGTGTATTGTTACGGGAGTTGGGTTTGTGTTTGGGTGTGGTTTGTGGGGACACAAACCACGGACTCAGCCTCACCCCTACCCCTCTCCAAAGGAGAGGGGTGCTACGCGATAGAGTTGCTGTGGCTGTGGGGATTCCATTATGTATGGTTGAAGTTTTTGTTAAACGATAAGAGTCTATGATAACTTTTGCGGTGCAAGAAAACGGATTAGTGCGAATGTCGGGCAGGGGTGTAACGCTCCGGCTCACGCCTAATCTGTATGTGTTAGATAATCCTTTTGAGGTAGGCAAGTTGTTGCTCTCTGCTTTGGAAACGCCTATAGAGGCGGACTATAAGGCGGGAACGCCGCTTGCCTTTGCTTGGGGTGAGGTGGACGGGGCTAACTGTGTGCCTGCGCTTGATTTTGAGGATGAAGCCGGATTGATAGCAGAGCTACAAAGTAAGGTTTTTCGATTGGGTGTGAGTGCCGGAGGCGGGGTTGATTACTCTACCACAGAGCAGGATACGGGACGTAAGTGGGTGGATGGGAAGGCGATTTATAGTCGTGTTCTCTTGGTTGAGGCAGATAACCTTGCGGAGTTGTTGCCTGATGCCGGAAATACTTCAAGAACTTTTGTCTTGGAGGATGAGATAGATAGCTATATTTCAATTTTCGGATTGCATATTTCGGATAATGAAACCCTTACAACCCAAAGACTTGAGATACTTTCAGGGAACGGATTAGCAGGAACAGTTTATATTTTATCCTATCAGATTTCTTCTGAGGAAATAAGTATAGTAACTGATGATGATACGTACTTATTGAACACGTTCCCTTGCAGGATATTCTTAAGGCTTGAATATACCAAAAAACAGTTATGAAATGCTTGGTTTTTGTTTTCATCTTTTTGCTTTCGGTTTCTTGCGAAAAAGAAATAGTGCGTCCTGCCGAATTTGATAAATATTCAACTTCGGAGCAAGATACAGGTAAAAAATGGATAGATGGAAAGTCTATCTATAGGTGTGTTTATTGCTTTCAGGCAAGCACGATTTTAGAGTTGCTTCCTGAAGGTAATCAAAGAACTGTATTGTTTGATGAGCCTATTGATAGTTTTGTTTCGGTTTATGGGTTGCATATTTCTGATGCTATTGCTTTTCCGAATCATAGGCTTGAGGTTATCCAATTTATCAATTATTCTGCAAATATGTTTTGCTACACGCTTAACTCTACTTTTTTTTCGCTTAGCTCTGACGATACAACTTATCTAAGCCAGACAATACCTTGCAGGGTTTTTATGATTTTTGAATACACTAAAAAGTGATGCTAATGATACGGAAGTTTTTGAGTTGGTTGCGCCTCACCCCCAGCCCCTCTCCAAAGGAGAGGGGAGGGCTACGCGATGCACCAAGGTTTTTGCGTGAGCCGGAGAGTGCGGTGGAGTTTGCTTTTGCGTGGGGCGGCAAGCGGTTTTACTGCTTTGCGGATGAGTATAAGATGCCCGCCGGACGTGCGCTCGTGAGTAAGGATGTGTGGGAGGAGCTTGAGATGCGGGTGGACAGGGCTTATTTGGAGTCATTCACCAAGGCACTTGAGGCGGCAGTGAACAAAGGCGACTTAATCAAAGTGGCGAAGCTCACCGGACTGCTCCAAGACAGGATGAGCCATATCACGAATATCGACCTGCTCTATAAGCTGGCGGCGGTGCGCTACTTCGCGGAGGATGAGAACCCCTACAGTACGGATATGGTGGAGGTGGAACGGAAGGTGGCGTTTTGGAAAAGCCCCACCCCCAGCCCCTCTCCAAAGGGGCGGGAGAGAGGAAGGAGTAGATGGTTTTATTTTTAATTGGGTTTTTATGGCTATTGTGCTTTTGGATTGTGAAGATGCGCCGAATGGGGCGGATGTGGTGGGTAAAATTAACGAGCTGTGTGATGACTCAAATATGGCTGATTTGGCTTGGACAGATATAGACGAGATTACTAATTTCTCTGACGCATCAGCGGTTGGTTATGCACAGTACACGAAAAGAGGCAAGGTGGTTTATTTGAGGGGGCTTGTAGTCGCTTCAGCTACTTCTTCCGGTTTTCCGCAATTTGCAACTTTGCCAGTAGGTTATAGACCTCCGGCTACTGTTAGGTTTGTCTGTACTGGTTATGACGATTCAGGGGCTGTGGCTACTGTTGGTAGGGTTAGTATTCAGAGTACGGGCGAATGCTATATACAGCATTTAAACGGTTCTCCAAGTATTGAGAATAATGATTTTTTTAGTCTTGACGGCTTATTTTTCTTTACAGAGTAGGATAATTTATTTTTCATTTTTAACTAAATTTTGTGTATGCCTTACGGATGTGATGAAGGGGAACAATATCAAAAATTGAATTGTGAAACCGATGTGTTTAGTTACAACAAGGTAGTGGGGTTGATTGTTATTTATGACGACACTACTATTAGTGCGGATTTGAGTGACCCAGCGAACTGGGCTACTGCGCTGGCGAATGAGGAGATTGCTGTAATCCCTGAGTTTGTGGGTGAGTATGACGGCGGTGAGCCGGAGGAGGAGGAAGGCTTTGGGCTGAAAGAAACGATGGTGGTTTCTGAACTCTACACGCTTACTGGCGAGTGTGAGTATAATAAAAAGAATATCCCGTTTATGAACAAGCTCAAGACTGCCGGAAACAAAGGGGTAGCTTTTATTACCGGAAACCTTGACGAGATGCACGTGGTGTTAGGTGTGGAGTGCACCTATATCACTAAAGCGGCTGTAACTCGTGAGAAGAAGAAATTCCGCAAATACATGGTAACTGCGAAGTGGTCTAAAATAGGGATTCCTGAGAGCTATCCTGTGCCTGCCGGTATTTTGGAGTAG